TATGGATTCAGCACTGCGTAACAAAAACTTGGAAAGTTTGCCGCTGTCTGAAAATACAATGTCGTTTTCTGCCCGTTCACAAGAGTCTGATAGCTCTGGAAATTATAGACGGGTTGAATTGTATAAGGGATTTTTGTCGGGGTCTGAGTCGGAGTCTGAGGAGCGTTTACGTCACTGTATTGCTCAAGATTGCTGTACGTTTCATTGTTATATGCCGTAGCATCAAGAGGCGTTTCAACAACCCTATATGCCGCCCAGTTCGGGATGATGACATTAGGGCCACTTGACACTACAGGAATCCGTATCATCAGGTTCTCTGACGTGCCAAGAATTGTGGAGGCCATCCCGCAATATACATCTGTGACGCTTATTGCAGCGTTTGCCGTGAGCGTCATTAACACATCGTTTGTAACAGACATAATCTTCCCAAGAAGCGCAGGCTCTCCTTCGTTGTTATAATAAAACAAATATTGCCCCGCCTTAAAATCTGTAAGGAAAGAAGTTCCTAAGCCATTTACAGTTGTTGTACTCACCGTAATTACGCCTGTTGCAAGCGTCACAGGAGCAATAACGTCCGTCAATTCTCCAAGGCCGCTTTGGGTATTGGCAATGGCAATGTTGTTTTCATTGGCCTTTGCAAATGTTATTCCCGAAGCCGTATATGTAAGCCTTACGGGTTGTGAGGGTGTTGCCATATCAGTTTTTTGTAATCTTCAGGAAGAAGTTCTAATTGCAAATCTACGAAATCTTTTTGTTCATAGCATTCCTTTAAATCAATTACTTTCCCATCCCCATCCATCAAGGCTCTTTCGTAAAGCCCAACGAAATATAAATCGTAAGGCGTATGTTTCTTGAAATGCTCTTTTACATCATCCTCGTTCTCATATTCAATATGTAGGGGAATGATGTCCACATAGAAAAACTCCGCTCCAAAGTCGTGAAGCCACATATAAAAATCTTCATCACAAGCTAAGACAAGCGGGCCATTCCATTCCTGCCAGGAATATATCGAGGCCAAATAGGCCAATACCTCCTGTTCCGTCTGAGGAATCTTTCCCTTGATTCCTACATGAATGCCGAGTTTTGTATTCATTGCGCTAATGTAAAAGAAAAGGGAGGAATATTACTCCCTCCCTCTCTGTTTCAATTTGTGGAAACATTGCGCGGCTCTATTGGTAGTTCTGGTATGTGAACGTGAGAAGCTGATTAGCCGTCACTTCATCACTCACTGCTGCGCTCTGCCTGTAAAGCACTTCCTGATAGAAAGCAAGAAGTGTTTGCGTTTTAACAGAAGCAGCCGTGCATCCCCCTTGAATATCCCATCCAAGGGAGGCCAGATACTTTCCGTACAATGTTTCTGCGGTGTCCATTATTCTTCTCCTTTTACTCCCCTGCGGGCTTTGTGAACAGTGGATTTAGCACCCTCATATCCTTCACGAAGAAACTCAATCACTTTCTCTTCAAAGGCAGGCAAGTGGCTTGCGTACTTGAAGATGTTGATGGCGGCTTCCTCCATGTTCGGGATGCTTATCTCCTCTGCAAAGGTACAAATTTCCAATCCATCGTAACGAAGCAATTTCGTCTCTGTGCAAATGAGCTTCTTGGCTACAAGACCATCATACACGAGGCTAATTTTATTCACCTCGTCAAGAGCTTTAAGCATATCGTTCACCTCCTTGAGCCTTCCTTCTTCCACCTTCTTCACAAGAACGGCACGAGAAGCCTTTGTCTTTCCTATAAGGTCAGGCTTATGGAAGAACACCCTTCCGTAAACAGAAGACTTCATTAGCGTATTCAGGCTTTGCTCGTTCAAATCTTTAATCTTGTTAAGGAGAGCAAGTTTAGCCTCAAAGTTCTGCGTAATTCCTGTGCTTTCTTTCTCAGCATCAACAATTTCAAACTTCCAATTCATGCGCTCAAGTCCCGTCAGAGGGTCAATACGCATCTGAGGGTGAAGCTGAATCACAAAGAAACGCTCCCTGTCGCCTACACGGTCGCCATTAAATACCAGTTCTCCTTGGTCGCTGAACAAGGGCTTAGTGTAACGAGCCACTCCCTGCGCATCATACCCCTCAAGAAATCCGATTTGGAAAGGTTGTCTGTTATATCGAATTGTCCAAGGGGAAGGAATGCCATGTTGTCCTACTTTCTTCACCATCCCTTGTGATGTGGGGCGATTGTAATCGTTGCTCGTCCCTCTCTGCTCAAGGACATTAAACCAAAGAACGGGGTTAAGCCTCACCTTTACAATCTCGCCGGGCTGCAATTCAATCAACTTTGCTTCCACTTCTTCGGGCCATGTGTTGATTTCGTTAATACTGTTTCTGTCTGTTGAAACTACCATATAATATGTTGTTTTATATTTATTAGGCAAATAAACAAAAAAAGGGCCAACTTTTCAGATGGCCCCTCTTTTTTTCACAGGAAGCTATTACATAATAGTTCCTCCGAAGTATAGCTTAGAAGCAAGCATCGTCTGAGCAGCGAAGTATTCATTGTTGATGATTTGATACTTCATAGCGCCAAAGTGTGCGGGGTCACGCTTCACGATTTGGTTCATCACCGGAGTACCACCAGTTGTTACAGGGGCTTTCAGTTGAAGAACGCGGAACATAGGAGCAGTGACGGTGTAAGATGTGTTGGTGAGTTCACGAGGAACAGCAACATCTTCTTTTGGAATGATGCAGAAAGCATTAGCCCAATAGCCTGAAGTCAGGGAATCAGTTCCGGTGATGTCAGGAGAGTACATAGCCTTGTGCGCCCACTCAGAAGCCTCGTTCAGGTTCACCTTGAACTTACCAAGGATGAAGTGACCAAGAGACTTTTTCAAACCAGGACGGCCTGAAGTGTTGTTCATTTCACCAGAGATGTATTGAACAGCACCACCTGTCAATGGAGACAAAGCGTTACGCTGAATGCTCTGAAGGAAGTTGTAGCCACCCCACAGGTCAAGCTCAGTGCCCGCGCCACGGTTCTGAAGACGGATGCCGATGTCCTCAAGGTCATTCATCTGAACACCACCTGCCTGATAGTCGTCTGTCAAACCGAAAGCCTGAGCAGCAGAAACAAATCCGACAGTGGTTTGACGACCATTAGTAGCACCGTAAACTTCACCACGACCACGAGTGATGGCAGCAGACTTGCGAAGCATAGCAGTCATCAAAGCATCAGCGAAGATACGAGGAGCAAGGATGGACTGACCGCCTTCAAGTTGGAACATGAAAGCCTGATTGTAAGTGTCCTGACCAACGATGGCGGAGCCAGTGGACATATACTGGAAGTTCACGCCATAACGAGACCAACCACGAACAGAGCCATCGGGGAAGTTTCCGTTCACATCATTCACAGCATCTTGTGGAAGGAGAACGCTACCAACAGGAAGAATAGTGGAAGTCAGGGTGACATCATCAGAAGGCTTAACCTTGAAAGAAAATGTAGCACTGCCTTGTGTAGTTGGAGCCTCTGTAACGTTCAGGATGATGCTTGGGTTTCCAGCAATCTGAAAGTTCTGACCAAGAGTGGCGTAGTTATAAAGAGCCGCATCGTAGGAAATAGAATTCACAACAATGGTAGATTCTCCACCGGCAGTACCGCTGAATGTAGAACCTGCGGCCACTGTCAGCGTGTTCAGAACAGAACCTTGTTCAGCATGGAAAACTTGTGTAGTGTTGGTTTGAACGCCTACAAAAGCCTTGTTGTCCACGAGGTGAGCCATAAGGCCGTTCTCAATGAGCTGACGGTCAGGATAACGGTCAAGAAGGGTAGGCCAGAAATCCCTCACGAATGAGGTGTTGTCCGCAAGTCCGGATAGGGTGGCGGCATCTGCTGGGTTAAGAGGCGAGGTGGCTTGTGCGCCACTGAAAGCCGGGTTTGTGTTAAGAGCCATTGTCTTGTTTTGTTAAAAAAATTAAAATGTTGCTTGAACGCCCATGATTCGCATTCCATTCAGCATTGGTGCTTTAGCAGCAGCAATTTGTTTGGGGTCCATCGTGGCAGCGTTCTGCTGGGGCACTTGATTGTTCAGCGTTCTGTTTATCGCTTCAACGGCTTCCTTCGGGGCTGCTCTTCGTGCCGCTTCCAACATCGCCGGAATTTGGCTCTTGAGCAGTTCCAATTCTGCCATAGCTTGTGCTGCCTTCATGTTAGGCCACACATTGCCATTTGCGTCTAACGACAGCGGGACAGCTTCACTATAAACAATATCCTTGATTTTCTCAAAGTCAAGCTGAGGCATCTTATACCCCGGAATGTCCAAGGCTAAAGGCTCAGGCTTGATGCCCTTTATGCCGTCTTCCACAAGAGAGTTGAACTGCTGTTGATAGCCGTCCAAGTCCTCCTGCGAATAAGCAGGGCTGTTTGTTGCAGACTCTAACTTCCCTTTAATCTCATTCTGGGTGGAAATGAGCTGTTGGCGGATGCCCTCGGCTTGCCACGCAATAGCGTCATAGTCTTCCTCGGCCAGTCCGAGATTCTCAGGTATGTCAAAGTCAATATCAGGATATTGCCTTCTCAGGTGTGCTTCAATGTGGCGGTCTGTCTTCGCCCACGGATTGGCTTCTTTGAAAGCCGTTTTAATGAGGTCAAGAACGCTTTTGTTCTCGTAGTCCTCATTCAGGACAGACAAGGTTTCAGGATTGTTCAAGAGGGCAAGCACCTCTTCGGGCATCCTGTATTCCACTCTTGGAGCCTCCTCCTTTGATTGGAGCTGCTGCTCAAGCTCGGCAAGTTTTGCTCTCAGGGATTCTATATCATCGCCTACATTCCCTTGAGGCTCCTCTTGCGTTACAGGAGCTTCAGCCTCCATTTGAGGCTCCTCATTGTTTTCGAAGAGAGTGTTATTCTCCTGCGTATTCTGGGACGGATAGTCCTCCACCTTCGCCACCTTGAAGGGCAGATTGCTCTGCTCCTCCTGTTGGTATTGAAGGCTCTCCTGGGGCAGGTTGTCCTGCTGTATTTCCTGTGTTTCCATACATTCTATCTAATTCTAATTGTATTCTTTGCAAAATTAACTCAGGATTCTGAGTATTCATAGGGTTGGCAAAGGCAGCCTTCGCATATTCCCCTATTACATTTCCTATAATTTTAAGTTGCTCAAGTTTTTCTTTGCCTTCCTGAGCCTGCTGATTTGACATCATTTGACGCTCCGTGTTGGCTTGGTCTGCCATTTGTTGCATCTGAGCTTTCTTGATGTCGTTACGCTTCTGCTGAACGGACAGATAGCCCCACGCCTGCTTCATGTTGTCAATGATTTTCAGGTAGGCATATTGGTCCATTGTAAGGCTTCCTGCTGCAAGAGCCTGCTGTGCTTTGGCAAACAAGTCCTGCCAGTCCATGTCTGTAGGCAATGGCTCTACAACAAGATTGGGGATGCGCTCGTCAGGATTGCCCGGAGGAATACTGAAAGGCTTATTGCCCACAACCCCGGCTTCTCCTGATTGCATAATGTCGTACATCAGGTTTTCCCATAGCGTTGTGTATAGCCCAATTTTGGCAGCCATAAGGCCGGAGAGAACGTTCTCACTCCCCTGTAGGAGCATTTGAGAAACGGCCTTTCCTTGCTCAGGACTTACGCCACCGCCGGTGTCTATTTTAGGAACGCCCACAACATCGTGCAGGAGATTGATTTGCTGAAGCAACAAGCTCCACAGCACTTGTAGGTTTCCTCCTCCGTCATTGGAAATAATCGTGAGGGCATCCTTTACAGAAGCGTTATGGAAGCCTTTATAAGCAGAAGAAGACACAACGCCTATTCCTCTTTCAAGGAGCGTAGTCATTAAGTCTTCTGCTGTTACGTCGTCGCCTTCCTTCATTGCAAGGTCGGCAAGGGCATCCTGGTCCACCCTTATCATCCAAGGAAGAAACTCTTTAACGTATGTCTTGAATTTCTTGAAGGTGATTTCAATGGAATCAATGTGAGGCTTGGCTCTGTCAATAATGGAAATTGATTCGCCCCTTATCAGGGAGGAATGATGCCATACGAAATTGCCATACACCTTAGAGGCATTCACCTTAAAGGCATCCTCGTTCCTTGTTACGACAGGCTGACGTATCCCTGATTTAACACCGTAGTCATACAAATATCCGGAGCCGCAAATGTACTTACCACCGAAAAGGTTCTGCACCTTAGCTGTGTAAACGTCTCCATCTTTTCCGGGAGTCTTTTTGGAATATCCATTATATGCCCTCCCGTTCTTGACATTTGTATAGAGAACGTCAGTGGAGACGAACTCAAAGTCCATGACGAGTACATAGTCCGTATATGTGTTTGTGAATGTTGTGAGATAGTTCTGCTGATTGGAGGCGTTCCACCAGAACAACCAGTTATAGAGAAGGCTAAATTGTCCCCCTCTCAGGTTGTTGAGTTGTTCATCCGTGAGGTCTTCCTGCGCTTCGATGCGAACTTGCTCCACAGGGACAGGACGAATTCTGTAGCTCCAAACAATGTCACGCCCATCAGGATAAAAGGACATACTATGGCCGCTATTAAGCGGGTCCAACCATTCGATTTGCCGTTTGCCATTGATTCGATTGATGTAGTGACCCCTTACGGCAGTGATGGCATCGTCATAGTCGGCCATCCTCGCAAGAATGTCAAGGTTGTTTTCGTTTCCTATTTTATTAAGGGCAAGCTCAATGTTCATTTCCTCAACGAATTGAGGCATACAATCAAGCAGGATTTGTAGTTCCGTTGTGTCCATTGGGACATCATCAGGAGTTAGGCCAAGCTGCTGCGTAATTTGCGCCATCTCCATGCCCTGTTGTTTCAGGTACATGGCAAGTTCCATCTTGGCTTTCATGTCTGTGCGCTCATTCATAGCAAGCGCATCTATCATGGAAACGGTGGGACGGAATCGCTGCTTGTTCAGCTTGCCTACAATACTCTCAAGGATGGTGGACGTTAGCTTCATATTCCGGAGGTCTGCTCCGGGAAGCGTTTGACTGTCCGTTCCTACAAGGTTGTCTATTGGCTGCGTGGTACGCAAATAGGTTTGGTTGCCTAATGCGTATTGATAGTTCTCAGCCCATCTCCTCTTTGGAAAGTTGGGGCTTTCTATCTGCATCAAGTGCCATGACTCCAAGCCCGAAGCAAAGTCCTTCCCGAACTCCTTGGACTTCTTCTTCTCAAACGGAACGGATAGGTCTGGTGCGAACATTTAGAATCCCTTCTTATATGGGTAATATTTCCTATTGTATAAAGCCTGTGTAATTTGGGGGTTATAAGTGGATGACCCCATGCCAAATCCCGGAGCAATAGAAGGCGTTCTTTGCGGAACTTGTGCCGTTCCAAACTTAGGAGCCATTATTTCCATTGGCTTCATTTCCTCCGGAACATCAATTTCCGGTTTTGTTGCGCCAAACTTAAAGCCCTCCGCAGGCATAAAGGCTAACGCCCCTTGTAACGGAGCCATTCCCGCAGCGGCGTTGTATTGCCTTCTCGCTGCATCCATAGCCGCCAAATCATCCTCATACCTACGCATCCGGTTCTCCCTTCTTGCATCAGCACTCATAGAAAGACTTGTCAATTCTCCCTGTGCTTGCCTTTGAGCCTGTGCCCCACGCATAGCAAGATTACGCCTTGCGGCCTGTCCCTGTGCGTTCATTCTTGAAAGGAGATTGAGCAAGTTACTTCCTGTTGCGCTTCCTCTCTTTCCGGCAGCAAGAACATCAGCCTGCTGCTGGGCAATGCCTTCCATTTCCTGCCCGTAGCCTGGAGCGAGTGCAGAAGCAGCCCTTGCTCTTGCAGCGGCCATTTGCTCTTGTTCAATAGGCGTAAGGCCGGGCGCTCCTTCTTTTAGGAGGCGTTCCCTTTCTTTACGAAGCCTACGGGCTTCTGCCATTTGAGGGATGCTTCCAAGGAACGCAGCCCCCGCTCCTATTCCGGGAGCAATAAGTTGATTGTAGTCAAACTCCGCCATATTATTGAACTATTGAGACGTTACTTTTTACTTCAATGAAGTTCAGCTTTTCAAAGCCTTCTGCACTAAACGCAAAGTTAGAATATATTATCCTACTTTCCATAAGTTTCCCCGCATATACACCGCCCTCTGTATTAGAGGCTCTGCGTATTGCAGCTTCCCAATCCCCCTTTCTCTTTATCCACCATCCCGGTTCAATGTAACTCAGGAGCGTATCAGGAAGAACATTCTCAAAGCCAGACGAACTCAGAATCACTCTTGTAGGTCTGCTGCCAAACATTTTTATCTGATTCCACCTCTTTACATTAACGGGGCTTTCGTTCGTTACAATTGTCAAATCGGGATTCTTGAACTGCCCGAATATGAAATTGTTTGGAACAGAGGAATCGTCCACGTCCGTCACATATACTTCCCCGTTCACAAATAAATATTGCTTTGTTGCTATGCCTATTCCTCTGTCAGGGGTTAAGCCTCCCGTTGGGAATGGAGCTGTATAGTCCCTCTCCCCTTGGAACGTCTTGAACCTTTCGCTAAACACGGAGGCAAATTTGCTCGTTCCAATCAGATTGACTTCATCCGTCACTTGGTCATACCATGTAATCAGAAGGGGCGTATCGTTGTAGGTTTTGCGTAGATAGTTGGCAAACGAATATGTATTGCCGAGCCTTTCAAGCCCAGCGTTGGAATAGCGTATCAAATCGTTCACCACATCACTCCACCAATACACTGTGCCAAGAGGCGTCTTTGTTACGCTCATTGGCCTTGCTGTTCCGTATTGCCCGACAAGCGGCCTTTGGGATGCAAGGTAGGAGTCTGTTGTTGTGACGTTATTTGAGCCGTCCACATTCGTAAGCTGAATGGCATCGTAATAGAATGAACTCACGCCAAATGTTCCAATGGCAAGAAGAACTCCCGGCTCTCTCTGCGTGGCATTGGTGGTGACAAGAGAGGTGATGGGGCCGTTCTCTGAAGGAGCTTGCCGGAAATCAACAGAGTTGAACTTGTTCAGGCCATTCACCCTTGTCCCCTGAATGAGTGGGTTTGAGAAGCAGATGGCGTTGTTTAGCCTTGTGTTCTCGTTGGCGAGGAAGTTGGTGGTATTTGTTTGCCCAATGTTTTGACTCCATTGTTCATTGTATATGTCAATGGGAGACATTGAAAGGAAATATCCCCTCCATCCTTGCGCCCCAATACTTTGTTCGGCATCTTCCATGTATGACTGCCCATCATAAATTCCGACAAATACTTTAATACTATTAGTTTGAGCTAATAAGTTTTTGACGGCAAGATTAAAATTCATATCCCCATATAAATACCCAGTCACTTGGCCACTTTCCGCAAGGATGTCGTTGTATTCCTGAGCAGAATAAGTGGCCTCTGTGGTGTATAGGATTTGTTCGTCAAAGTTCCCTTCCGTAGTGAGCGTGAAGTTGTACAGCAATTGAACATAATTGTCTATGTTGGCTTGCTGAACAAAAGTATCAATGTTCACGTCATAGCAGGCAACAGGAAGCGTATATGGAGTTATAACTTGGTCATTACCAAAATTATCAAGAGTAATTGTCGGGTTTACTTGAACACCATCAGCGGCTTTGATAAAGATTCTATTCCCTATAATGTTGTTTACTTTAAACTTACTGATTGAAGTGTAAACCTCATTGTTTGGTGTTGGGTCGCCCCCTGCATCATATTGCGTATTGAAGTAGATATATTGATTATCGCCGGGGGTAAAGTTTTCTCCCGATTCAAATTCAACAATATATCCTATGAATGTATATTTTACGTTCGGGTCATTCTTGTCCGACAGCTCGGTCATATTAGCTTCTTGCTGAGACAATGGGTTTATGGCATACGGAACCCATGTGAAGAAAAAATCCCCTCCCGTGCTTTTCTGATACCACAAATAGACACGGCCCATTGATTGCTTGAACGAAGTGATGTTCTTACACTTACTCCGTACAATATTCACCCTGTCCACCCATTCGGGAAGTTGTCCCCCAATTGTATATTCAGCAACATATCGGCCTATCCTTTGGTCTGTAAACTCAGGAACGGTGGACCCATAGGAGTTTACATATTGCAATGGAATGACAACATTGTATGCTGTGCTGTCACTCCCGCTTGTCGTTCCTGGCGTAACATATTCCGAAAATGTAGTGCCACAAGTTACTTCCGAAACAAGCGAAACAGGTTGCGTTCTTCCGTATTTATCAACAAACTCTACGCCTATTGTATATCTTCCCCAAGGCGTAAAAGACCTGTTTACGGGGCTATTAATTATTGGGGTTAATGACTGTCTAACCAAAGAGGCGGTAAATGTCATCCCCGTTACGCTATTGTATTCCGTTAAATAGTTGGCGTGGTTTATTCTGTTCTGGGCGATTTCATTTGTTACGCTCCTTCGAGGAACGGCATCATATCGGGCTTCCACAATATCGGAACTCACTGTTGTAGTGCTTGTGGCAAGTATGTCGCTAAACAGGAATGTGGCCGTAGTGCCATCATTCTTGACATACCGCAGCTCCCTCCAAACGCCATCGTTCCCGTTACGAATAACAAACACAATAGCCTTTATCAGGCTTGTTTGTCTTGCGTAATTTGTGAACTCATTGCCGGGGATTGTCAGCGTTACATTAAAGTTTGTAAATGTATTTATGCTGAACGGAGCAAGACGGCTCTCCTCGCTATTGTCATACACATAGTAGTATGAATATTGGAAGCCCGTTTGCGTTAATGACCTATTCTGTTTCGTTAAACTTATGGCAGCAAGGTCGCCTTCAAGTATCGGGAACACTTCCAATGCCTGTCCCGGCGGCCTCTTGATTTGCGTGTAGTGCCACGGTTCAACTTCAAGAGGGTAAATATCAGCGTCAGAGCCAACTCCCGAAAGGAACAATTGTGTTCTGATGCCCTTCTCGACATTAACCATCCGTGGCTCGTTTACATTGTCCGTCCAATACAGCTTCCCATCAACACTCGTGATGGACACGTTGTATTCGTCGTTCCCTTGGAAGTCAAGCCAGCTTCCAGACACTACAGCCTGAACAACATCCGTTGCTCCATTGATACGATAGATGCCGTGGTCGCCATTGCTGTTATACATGGCAAAGAACACGTTCCGGGATTCAAGGTCGGCATATACGCCCATCACCTTGTTTGCTCCCGCAGGGGGAACGAAAGCCGTGAGTTTCTTGTTGCCCAATATGAGCGTTCCTCCCGAAAGGTTTGTGTCGTCCGTGGAAGCCCCGAAACGGAGGTTCTTAGCCATCCGTGCCTCGTTAGGCTTTATCACTCTGTCATCCACATCGGGATTCACCCTGTCTATCCTGTGTATCATAATTGCAAAGTTACTTCTTACCCGTCGCTTTTTTGTACTGCTTCACCCAAACCTCGCTTGATGCTCTTTTTTCGTACTTGCCGGGCTGAGATGTGAGCTTATCTATTCCCTTTGCAACATTCATTAGTTCCTCGTATTTGTAGTCATAATCCACCTTTATCTCTTGCTTCTGCTCAGGAGTGAGCGCATTAAGAGCGTCAAGCACTTGCTTTTTCTTTGCCGATAGAGAGGAAGAAACCGGAATGGGCTTGTTTTGGTAAACAACCTCAAAAAGATACTTTCTGTACATATCGTCCACTCCGTACCTTTGGGCTACAACATCCTTAGAAGCAGATTCGTACATTTTGTTTGCTCCCTCTCTTCTAAGTTTAACTGCCTTACGACTATCGGTCACACCCTTTATTCCCATCGCCTCATTATAAACGGTGGCAGCTCCTTCAATGTCCCCATCTTTTAATCGAGAAGCCATATTTGCTGCGTACCTCCGCTTTTCATCTTCTCCTGGGTTTATGCTTTCTCTAATTTGACTTACGATGGTTCTGCCCTCTTGGTCGTTTAGTGTAGTGATACCACCACCTGCAACAAGGAACAACGTCATCACTTCTGCAATGGTGAGCGGCTGAGACCCATAAAGGTCCTGAATAGCACTATAAGTAATATTGGTATAGCTTTCAGAAACGGGGTCTATTATGTTAAAATCAGGGCCGCCTTCTGATGGCTGCCTAATATACCACTCCTTACCCTTAGCCTTTTGAGAGGAAAGAAGTTTTACAGCGGCAGACATATATGGGGAGAACTTGCCTTTGGCATATTCGTTCATCAACCCAAGAGGATGCTTAAACCTTGGCGTTTCTTCCAAAGTTTTCTCCATTCCTGTGTATGGGTCTTTGAAGGCTCTTCCTCCTATTGCATGAATTATTAGCCTTGCTTGAAGAGTGATGATTTGCTGCTTTCCTCCCCAAGGGTCAAAAACTTGGTTGCCTATGCGTATTTTATTGAAGGCACTACTTTGAGGATTTTCCCAATCAATAGAAACATTTCCCTTCTCTCTCTTCTTTTCCTCATCCTCATCCTCTCCATCTGTCATTGCTTTTAAGACAAACATTAGGGCAGCGGATGTTGCTATCCATGAAGCATAGGTGCGAATGAATGTTTGCTGCGCCTCAGACATTCCAAGTACACCAATTGAATCTGCTCTTCTTCTGCCTACGTGCCAGAGTATTACGGGCGTAAACATTTTTATTTGAGAAGCCCAGTTCTTCGGAGAGTAGAACACAAGGTTTAATCCCCTCATTATGGAAGGAGATTCTTCGCCTTTCAACTTTGTTCTTCCGCTCATGGTGTTTATCATAGCCGCCACATCCTCATAGGCTTTTGGATTATCTTGGAAAGATATTCCCTTCTCCATAAGGTTTTGTGCGCTCAACGCAAAAGAGCCATAACGAAGCGTATTCATGTAAGCCGTTTGCGTTCTGTTAAACACCCTTGGGACATTCAAGTGGTTCTTAGCCCATTCATACATCTTCGGGCCTATCTTAGGAACATACTTGAATGGGAGAAACATCACATCAAATATTGTTTCTCCAAGTGCGCCTAAGTTTGATTCCTCAATCTTTTCGATTTCAAGACCCGTGATTTGTGGAAGGTCAAGGCCGCTCTTGCGAACCACCCTGTACAATTCGCTTTCGTTTATTTTACGAAGCTGCTCAACATATTGCTCTTGACTTAGAAAGGCTTTTCCCATATTGGCTATAGCCTCTTTAGTAACGCTTGCACTACGGAAAGGAAGCATAGAGCCTTGAATAAGCAATACGCCAAGGTCGCCTATTCCTGTCATTATGGTTTTTGAGAAGTTTACGGTGAGATAGGCTCCCCTAAAGAACTTCTGCATTGCGCCTTTCTTCTGTCTTTCGGCTTCCTTAAAATCTTGATTCCACTTTTCCTTAATCCTAAACTCTTCGTTGGCTATCCTATTCATTTCGGCATCCCACTTCACCCTCTCTCTTGGTTCGGGGCGTGGCTTCATTGCCTTCATGTCGGCTATGCGTTGTAAAGCGTTCTTCTTAATATTGGCAAGACGCTGCTCGTCTGTCAATGCTCCTGGCTTAACGCCAAATTGCTCTATATGCTTTTGCTCAATTTGCTTTTTAAGAGAGGCAATAGTTTTGTCCACGTCCTTCTTCTTGCCCTCTCCTTTTGTTATCCTCTTACCCTTCTCCACCTGCTCAAGCTGTCCTATCATTTTTATAATAGACTTGAGCGTATTGACATTCTTTGTGATTTCACTTGCCTTGGGTGCTTCCTTCTTACCTTTTTCTAAAATAGCGTTACGCACATCCGATTCCGTAATTTCGGGGTTGCCTTCTTGTAGATAGGAGGCGATGTCAGCAATAATGTCGTTGGCATCTTTTATCCCGGATGTCACATAGGAGCGCAGAAGCCCAGATGGGATTTGAATTTTCCCATTGTCATCTACGGTTGCCTTGAGAATGTACGAATCCTTTATAGCTCCTGAAAATTCCTTTTCTGCCTGAGACTGTTTTGAAGCATTAAGGGACTTATACCAATCTGTTGATTTAAGTTTCTTAATCCCTGCAACAATAGCTTGCTCAAGCGTTCCGGAGGCATCAAGCACGGTGGCGACGGCCTCAATGGTGGCATCCCAAGCAAGTGAGGCAGGCGTAGCGGCACTGAAAATTCCGGGGCGAGATAGCTTCAACTTCCTAACACGCTCTGCTGCTTGCTTGAAAAATGAAGTGGGTTTCTTTTCCTTCTTTTCTTCCTGTGCCTGGCTCTCAATATTATCAACTATGCCTTGCGCTTCAAGTGCGTCTATTTTGTCTTGAAGCTGTTTGGCTCGTTCGTTAGCCTCTTTCAGCTTTCTATCATACTCCTTGAAGCGTTCGTCCACTTCTTCTGTGTATGCCTCATCGCCAAACAAAGTTTTGTACCGGGTCTTTCTGCCTTCATAGTCAAATTCAAACTCGGAACTCTTTATCACTTCCTGCCAAGCCCTAAGAACTTGACCTGATTCTGTAAGGGAAGGAGAGAATGCAGCTAAGGCTTCTGCGTACTTATCGCCAAGTTCATCAAAGGCATCCTGATATTTCTGTTCTCCCTTTTCGTCATCCCCAATCTTGAGCGCATCCCTTTGTTTATTTATGTCAGCAAGGACGGCTTTCAATATGCCTATACGAACAAGCCCGTTAGGAACTTCTCCTTTCGTCCCAAGTTCTATAGCCTTGTCCGTTCCCAAAGAATCAACAAGCTGCTGGCCTATTTCAAACGCTTCTTCAATATTGGCAGGCGTTCTGTAAAGACCCATTGCGGCAAGTTTCTCTGCAATGGCTTCGTCTGTAGTTCCTCTGAAAGCTCTTCCTAATATAGGCTTTTCCGTTTCTTCTTCCTCTCCTTCTGGCAACTCTCGTTTTGGCTCTTTCTTATCCTCCCTCTTCTCCTTTGGAGGCGTTACAGGAGGAGCCTCCGCTGCTCCCTTCTTTCCGGCTTCTTCCTTTTCGAGCTTTTGAAGCCTTTCTCTCACGGGATTAATATATTGCTCCCATTCCTTTAAGTTTTCCTTCTTCTCTTTCAGGAAGTTAATGCCCGCCTGGAAAGCCTTTGCTGCGGACTTGGAGGCAACCCATGCCTTCTCCACGGCCATAAGAAATCCGTTCCATAGAGCAGCGTTAAGACCAAGAACGTTCGGGTCGCTCCTTTGTGAACGGAGGAAGGCAATAACGGGGTCTTGCTTCTCTATCGCCTTTTCGCTCGGCCTATAGCCCAGCTTCCGTAACGCAGGGTCTTTGATGATGTATTGGGTTTCGGGACCCCTGCTATCAAACGTAATCAACTTCACCACCTGAGCCTTGCTGTTATTGATGGCCTCCGTTTCCATTGGCCTCAGCTTGCTCACTCCTTCATCCCCCTTTATCCTCTTTCTGTATATTTGAATGGTTTCCACTGTAACGCCAGCAGGAACTTCAAACACCACCATTCCTTCTTCTCCTTCGTACCGCTTTGCTATCTTCTCCGTAATGGAAGAGAATATGCCATCAACTCCTGTGTGGGCACTGCGTATAGTTCCATCAACATTTCGTTTGCCATAAATGCCTTTCAGAAGGCGTATAGGATTCTTTGTGGTGATGAAGTCCCCATCTTGCAAAACGTCCATTTCCTTCTCCCCTGCCTTCTGTTCTTCCGTAAGAGCAGGAGCGGGAACTGGGCCTGATGGGGCTTGTGGTTGTTCCACTTCCTTGCCTCCAAGAAGTTCTTCTACGGCTTTGACAAGTTCGGGATTCGTTCCGTCCTTCTTGGCTTTGTGGTAGGCTTCGGAAATGGATTTATTATCTAATTCAGAAACTCTTTTACCCAAATAATCATAAAAAGCATTATCTACAACAGCCACCTCTATATCTTCAATTCCTGCTGCTACTTGTGCTGATACTCTATTATTGCCATCCAATAACTCCATTTTTTCATTAACATAAGGAATATTTTTTATTGGCTTACCATTAACAATATCATTATAAATAGATTTTGCACTTTTAAAAAACGAGGCATTTAAAGCATTGGGGTTGTTAAATATAGCACCAAGTGTACCAGCCTTTTTAATATCCTTGTAATTGACTTTTTTTCTTGGCAACTCATTTACAATACTTTGTTGCTTATCCATCCACCCTTTAGAAAGCCAATCAGAGTCTTTAATTTTTTCTTTTATACTTTTTGTATCTACCCCTTCCAAAGCCTTAGCCGTACTCTCAACATCCTTGAGAGCATTGGCCACTTCCTTGCCCTCCTTTGCCCCAAGCCAAATGTCGGGGTTCTCCATTAGGTACTGACGCACCTGGTCGTAGGACATTGTCTCCCCGGTGTCCTTCAAAGTGAACATCCGGGACTGCGGAACGCAAGGAAGTTTAGCCATGTTTATTTATTTCCTAATTCTTGGTCAAAGATAAGAAGCCCTCCGGGACATTCCGAAACGAGGGAGAGACGAGCAAGGAGGTCTCCGTATTCGCCTACAGCTTTCGTTTGGAATCCCACAAAATCGTGAAGTTCCACTTGCACTGTTGCATCCTTTGTGGAGAAGTAGAAGTCGTTATAGAACTCACCCAAGTCCTTCTCAAGATTATAGGCAGCGTCAAGGATGCCCATGAGGTCAATGCCCTCCTTGAAGTCCACTTCATCCACTTCAGGCATATCGGCTTCGTCCCCTCTGTCGTTAAAAAAATCCCGCAGCTTATAGTAGTGCTTCAGTTCGTCAGCGGATTCCGCTTCAAAGAACTTTTGCGCTCCAAATAGGCCCTGCTTCTGACAGCAGGAGGCGGCATACTTGTAAAAGTTGGAAGCGTAGAGTTCGTGCCCTACGGCTTCGTTCAGCAGCTTCTTGTCGCTGGCTTTTAATAGTGATTCTTTCATGTTATAGACAATCTTGTTTTATTTTCTCGGACAGGCCGTCCATTATGTCTTCAAAGTTCTGCGTGATGTTCTGCATACGCTCAAAGGCTCCCTTGCCGTATTTGTTGTCAAAGGACTTCGTTTTGATTTTTGATGGCTTCTTTATGCCGTCAAATTCTGTGGAAGCGTTGCCTTCTTGCTTGGAGGTGAACTCTGATGTTGGTTTCGTTTCTTCGGCAGGCTTCGTTTCGGGGGTTTTGGGAGCGGGTTTCGTTTCCTCTGTCGGCTTGCCCGAAATATCCTGCGTAGTGTATTCTCCAATAGAAACAACTCGCTCAGGTTTTATATCCTCGGATAGAAATATTGGCATAGTCAGCAATGTCGCCCTTCCATCTGCTGTCTTTACCAACAAAGGCTTATTGGAAGATTCATATTCTAATCTTGCCGTACTATATCCAAGGTCTTTCAATACTTTTAGCCCAGCCTTTAATAGCTTGGGCGATATACCAATTTTCTCACCATCAAATCCTATTGTGGCAAAAATTGGTTCGTTTTTGCTTTGAGGCGTTCCTATTATGCCATTTAGTTTTTCGATAAGTTCATTGATGCTTACATCCTTTACGCCCTTCTTATAATAGGTGGGGATAGTTGCTTGATAGTCTGGGAATTCTACGTCTAATGTCCTACCTGTTTTTGGGTCAATTATGCCGTCTGTTTTTACATCCGCATTTATCACCACCATATTCATAGCATCGGTGGCAACAATCTTTTGATTCTTTTTGTCAAAGTAAACGCCCTGCATATTGGGCCTTAATATCTCCTTTGACACTATGCCCTTAAATACTTGAAGATTTTGAGGTGTTATTTCGGCTATCTTTTTGGCCGCTTTCGGCTCTAATTCAACTTCTTTTTCAGCTTCTTTTACAGGAATCGTTTCTTCAACCTTTGTTTCCTCCGGTTTCGTTTCCTCTGCCTTTGCCTCCGCCTTCCCAGAGAACGCTTCCTGTGCCTGCTTCTGAACGGGTTCTCCTACGGAAACAATTTGTCCTCCCACTTCCTGCTTCCACTCCCCATCCTTGAACACCATCCTGCGAGGCTCTGTGGTGTACTTGGACTGCGGAGGGAGGTTCACTTTGCTGCCTTCTTGGGGGGTTACGGGGGCGGTTTTTTTGGCTTTTGATGTGGCATTTTCATATAACGAAATCATAGCTCTCCACGCTTTGCCGTATCCGGGAGGCTCTTCATATAACTTTACTTCTTGTATGTCTTGCTTCTCATCAGCAAGAATTTCTAAAAAGTTTTTAATTAATTCTTGCTTTTGGTAGTGCCCAATTGATTGTGCATCATCAATCGCTTTTTCAAGGTCGGCTTCGGAAACCACATCGGACGACAATACCTCAACAACCGAAACTGGAACATCTGTTGCTCCAATTTTACGCAAAGCCTCAAGCCTATGCTGTCCTTCCAAAACATTTCCGTTTTGGTCTACAACAATCCTTGCTATATATCCATCATCAGAGGCGATTTTTTCGATTAGTTTATCAACTCTTGCCCTTTCGGACTTTTGAGATAAATCAACTCCACCCACAAGTTTATCTATAGAGATTTTTTTGTTCCCTACAAATCTTGCGTTACCAATAGCATCTGCCACCTCATTAGGGTCATCGGGAGATGGCTTTATGGGAGTTTTTTCAATAGGGTTTACCTTTACCTTCTTCTCCACCACAGGCTGTGCCTTCGGAGCGGCAAAGGGCGTTACGGGGGCTGGCTTGGGAGCTTCGGGTTGCTTCTTCCTTCCTTTCGGAGCGGGAGCAGGAACTTCCTCCGCCGCCACCACTTCTTCCGCAGCAACGGGAACTTCCTCGGCAGCAACAGGGGCTTCCTGTGGCGGCCCTGTGATTCCCTCAAACATTCCTGACGTTGCCGGGGCTTCCTCTGTCGGGCCTTCTATTCCGGCAAACATTCCCGGTTCGGGCGTTGTTACTTCCTCTATAGGGGCGACAGGAGGAGCTTCGGGTGGCACTATTGGGGCTTCGGGAGCAACGGGTGCTTCGGGAGCTACAACCTCTGCTTCTTGTGTCGCAACGGGCTGCTCTGCCGAAGCAATATCAGCCTCCTCTATTGCTTTCTTTTCTGCCTTGATTTGATTTAAAAGAGAATTGGCTTTGGCCAAACTATTTTCCTCTACCTTGGAGTCAAGATTTGCTTTTTTGTTGCCTTCTATTGTTTGTTTGAGATATTTTATCTCGTCTTTAACCCAAGATTCGGGGTCGTTTACGATTTTCTTTAGTTGTTTTTGATTAAAGGAATCTGGCTTTCTTCCCTGCTCTTTTGCTCTTGTTATATTGTCCGCATAGTCCTTTGCGGCATTTTGTATCAATTCGTTATTAGAAATGCTCTCGCTAAACTTATCTAACGAAATCCCTCCGCCAAGTGCCTTTTTAAGCCCTCTACCAAGTCCTACAACTCCTGCGCCTCCAACAAATCCACCAACGCCAGCACCAAATCTTTCCTTGAATGCTTCTTTACTCAAAAACTCTTTTGGAAGTTTTTTAAAGAATTGTGATGCGTCTTCTGAAGCTGCGGCAATTCGGCCCAACTGTTGCGAGGCTTGTTGTCCATACTCTGTCATAAACTCGCCAGACCCTGAATACGCAAGGCCGCCGACTCTACCTACATTCTTGCCAAATCCATTGCGGATTAGAAAATCCCTTACGGCTTTGTACCCGCCTTTATTCATTATGGACTTACTTAGTCTGCCAGCTCCGGCTCTTTCTAAAGCAGCGACTATGCCTCCAACGGTTTGTGCAGTCATTTTAGCATCCTCTCCACTTCTGATAACCTCTTCGGGAGTAATACCTTTCTCTCTTGCTATTGCCTCTACGCCATCCCTGTATTGCTCTGGAAGAGTTTGAAAATACATAGAGCCACCAGCGGTGAGGAAACTTGATATTGCAGAAATTCCAACATTGCCTATGGTTTGCAATGTTGCTTCAGGCACTTTGCTATAGTTGCCCTCATCTACTGCCTTTAATACATCATTACTAACATTCAGTCGATATAGTTCATCTTGAAAATTATTCTCTGCCTCTTTTGAGGCTTCATACATTTTGCCAAACTCCTGTTGCTGATAATATTCTCTCTCATCTTCATCCATTGGAGTTTCATTCAAGGCTGCGGCATTCATCACCGTTTTTAATCCATTGAATATTTGTATTCCAGCATTCTTTGCTCCCTCCCATAATGCCTCAACATTAGCAGCAACTCTATCTGCTGGTCCCTCGCTTTCTGCTTGACGATACTTTTTTAATTCCGCCCCCGTTCCTCCTCTTAACGCAGCCTTCTGCTGCTCTTTTGCGGCTTTAGCAAACTCCCTCTGCGCTCTCCGTTGTTCGGAGGCAATGGGAACTTCTTGGTAGGCCAAATTCTGCGCCTTGAACGCAGGACTGATTCGTTCCTGTTTCTTTTGCTCAGGCGTTTCAAAAACAGCAGGCGCACCTCCGAATGTCGCTCCTAATGTAGGAGCCGTTCCTCCGTATTGCTTCTGAAGCTCGGCATCGTATTCGGGCGTTCCTACAGCAGGTTGAGGTTCAGGGATGTATGTATCCTCCTCCTCTATAGGCATCGGTTCAATAGGCTGTTGTACTGGAGCGGCAGGAGCGGCTTTTGGGGCGGGAAAGTATTTTGTATAAAAATCATCCTTATCCGCAGCCCAATTTCTTTCTACGGCAAGGTCGGCTATTTTATCGGTGAGAGCCTTATCGCTTAACAGCTTCTTTTCAAAACCGCCAATTGAATATTTCTTTGTCGATTCAGCAGTAGCCTCATCAACAAGCATTTTCCTATAAAGAACTTTTAATTGATTGTCTTCTGCCATAATATTTTTATCAAAATACTATCTTTTTTACATCTCTAACTGGCTTCTTTCCCTTTTGGAATTTATTTATATTCCCTGCTATTGAGGCAGCATCAGGCCCACTCACATACATTACAATCTCCTTTTCCTCATCAGTAATCGGAGACTTTGCTCTTGCTGTAATTTGATACCCAGATTCTTTTCTGATGAGTTTGCTATTTGGTCCTGAAAGCAATACTCCGGCCTCGTCATTTCCTAAAATGCCGCCTTTTTTCTTTGTGTACAAAACATTGCCATTCCCATCAAAAAAACGAATGTCACTTTTTGCCCGATAAACTGTTCTTTCCTTTGGATTGTCATAAGTTATAGAACGATTTATTGTCCAAGTGCCATCGCCATTATCCTTAATGACCCCGCTCAAATTATCTGTATTGCTAAGTGGAACGCCTCGTAGCCCAGCTTGGTGATTCGTTGTCCCCATTGGATAGCCCCTATCGGAAGAAGTTCCTATTTTAAACTTCCTATATCCCATTCCGTTTGCGTTGTCATATACAGGAGTTTCAACAATACTTTCACTCTCCTTATATGAATAGTCCTGCTTTTCGCTGCCACCGCCTCCCGCCCTTCTCGGCATTTGGAATGACTGCCCGTATTTCACTTTGCCATACTTTCCGAAGGCATTGTTCATAAACTCTTCCGCCGCCTTTTGTTCGGCTATTTCGGGCCGAAGCATTATTGGAGAGCCCGTTTGCGGGTCTATGTACGTTTTGGATTTGTTTGCCTCGGCCCTATTTCTTACAAAAACATCAAAAGCCTCCTTCATGTCTTGGTCGCTTTCAATTAGTTTTTGAGCCTCAACGCCATTGATACCCGTTACAACAGGAACTTCAGTTCCCACTATAGGGTCTTTCTCCATTTTATATTCAAACAATGGGCTTATGCCTATTTGTCTTGTTTCACCACCTGGCCCTCTGTATGAATATTGTTGTTGCTGATAGTCTTTTGCCTTATTGCCTATGGCATCGAAATCAATAAGGTCGGGGTTGGAGCGTACATCTTTGGCAAATTCTTCAGGGCTTTTGTAGTCCTGTTGCTGTCTTGCCCATTGGTAGGCATATTCCGGCCCCACCTTTCTATATCTATTCTTTAAGTCCTCAGCAGTTTTTAGGGTGTTCTCTTTGAGTTGCTTGCTTATGTTTGACCGCTGACTCACCCTTCTGTTTATCTCATTTGAAGCAGACATTACTTGTTGCCTTGGAACGGTTTGGTCTTTTGCCAATGCAAGCCCTTGCTGAATGTCGGCTTCGTTCTTGGCCCTATCAACGTGTTCCCACATATCAGACCCAAGACCGGGCTCATACTTCGGAACATATTTAGCATCCTCCGCCGCCTTCTTGGCCGCAAGTTCCGCTGCTCTCTGCTCTGCCTTCTGCTTATATAATTCAGCACGTTCCTTGCGCTTGGCGTAGTCCGTCAAATAGGGAAGCACCTCGTTCTTGAGAACGGGAATGCCAATGGTTCCTGCTGTTTCCTGTGCCATATTTATAGTATGTTCCTGTAGCCCCTTGTGCGTTCAACAATTCTAACAATTGTAGGAATCTTCATCCTGTATTTGCTTTGCAGGGCGTACAAATATAGATTTTCGTATTCTATTTTACTTGCCTGCCATCTTGCGTCCCCTTTTGTGAAATAATATTTATAGTATAAATAAAATTTCATGGCCTCAATGAACCAAGGGTGTATCACCGTTTCTTCGGAAGGCGTTACGCAATTCGTGTAATACGTCAGCAGGACATTCCTGTAGCGGAACGTAGGCGATGTAATCAACACACCATTCTGAACGTCTATCATTACGTCTCCGTAGTCGTTGCCGTTGCCGTAAGCCTGAACGCCACTTCCCGTTCCATTCCACAACATCCCGTAGCTGTACAAGCCTCCCCAATACCACACGTTTGCGTTATTGTAGCTGCTTAACAACGGGAACATTTCAGGCTGCCTCTTGTGCGTTGTAAGCCTGTTGTTCATGGAAAGCCCCTTGACGTAATGCCCCACCTGAGTTCCTACGGCATTGAAGTCGTAGTAGTCATTTGGCAGCTTTACGGTGTGATAGCCAAAGGTGTCAAACTCATAAAAGATTTCCTTCGTTCTGTCCGGAATCATTGTCTGAACGTCCTTCTGCAAAGCACGAACATAGTCCAATGCCCATCCCATGAAACGGAACTGGAGGTTTGCCGGGAGGTCTAAGTCCTCCATCACCTGCCCTACAATGCTATCTACGCTATCTGTCATCATAATTATTGCTGATTAGGGTTGGCATCACTCATCATGTCGGCCTTCCTTCCGAACCTCTGCATCATTAAGGGCATCACTTGGCTCACAATAAGCATCACATGGCTATCATTCAGCGTAGCGTCATTAGCCACTGCCTGCGTTACGGTGAGAGACTTTATTTTAATCGGATTGTTGCAGGCCGGAAGAATGTAAACGCTATTGTTGTTTAGAGAATAGAAATAATCCCCAGCAAACTTAATTGCGCTTCCTCCCCTGATGTTCTCGTAATTGTCAAATGAAATGAAGGCTATTTGCTTCTTTCCCTTGTAGTCCTTGTCGGCTATGCTCACTCTCACTACGCCCCTGTTCTTTGGGAGAGGAAGGTAGTTCTCTGTGAGCCTTGCTACATGATAGCCCGTTACGGCATCGGGAGCAGCTTCAATGTTTATGGGATAGCTTACGAGCCAATTGCCATTCACGGAGGATTGGTTCTCGGCTTTGTAGTTCTCAAAGTATTCCTGACGACCAATGGCAGCGTGGGCTTCCTTCACCCATGCTTCCACTTCCCGAACGTCTATGCCTTCTGTTGTTGGCCTTCCGGCCATAAACATCAGCACGATTTGATTGGCAACGTAGTTGTAGTCCATATTATAGAATCTTATCGTTCATTGCGTTCCCGCTCTGAACAAGAATACCATTTGAAAGATTGAAGCCCAGATTGGCCACCGTTCCATAAACCAAATTGTCCAGCTTGTCAGCCGTCCAGTCAATAGGCGTAATAACATTAATAGTAGGAATCGGGCCATTGTTCTCTGTGAATGTAAATGCTACAGGAGTGGGGAGTTTTATTATTCTTGCCCTGAAGTTGTTTGCATCACTAATCGGGAGTACGTTATAGGTGAGCAGAGAATACATCCTTCCTATTGGCCGCTCCTTCACCGGAGGCACTACGGGATTGTTCGCAAGCATCAGGTATTGGTTGTCGGGAACGATATTGACAGGATAATATTTTTGAGGAGCGTCATTGTAGGCCACCTCAAGCGAAAGCACGATGTCGGTGTTTATGCCCACCCCGGCATCCAATACCACATATCCCTCTTGAGGAACGAATGGTTGGTTTGTTAAGGAAACGTAAAGCTCTGCAATAGCATCCGCTGCCGTTGTTGTCACTTCCGGATAAATGGCCGAAGATGGCCTCCCCGGAGCGTATTGTGCCAAGTTCCCCCTGAGCCTCTTGTAGAGGTCAAGCTGGGCTACGTTGATGGCATTCTGTATTTCCTCTGCGCTCTTGTAATACCCCGAAGCATTGAGGTATGTAAGAACGGTGGTGATAAGTCTTTGAAGGACATCCATAGTGGCTGCAATTTACAACATAATTTTCCCATTAACAATTCAATGAATGTTTTGCGCAGCGCAGTTTTGTATGCGAATAGTTTTACATTTGCGCCATGAAGACAGCCATTTTAATAAGTGGTCAAGCAAGAGGATTCAAACACGTTGTCCAAAACCTAAAAGACAATTTACTCTCAAACTTTGGCGAAGTTGATTTATTTTTCTATTTACAAGTTCCTTCTCCTTACCAAATAGAGGAATATATAACGCCTCATTCTTTGGTCTATGAAGCCGATATTTCTCACGATGTTTCTTCAATAGACAACTATCCTTATGCCAATAAGCAACAATTTTTGCAGCAATGGTATTCTCTATACAAGTGCAAAGAGTTAATGTTATTGAGTCGCAATGATTATGACTTTGTGATAAGAACAAGACCGGACAATGACTTTATTTCTCCATTATTATTAGAAGACATCAACCCTACAAAAATCAATGCCTGTTCTTGGGGAGGACATGGAGGAATTAATGATAGGCTTGCTATTGGCCCATATAATCAGATGCTTATTTATTGCGACTTCTACTTCCACTGCCATAGATATGAAGGGAATTCAGAATCCAAACTTGAAGCATATCTGAGGCAAAATGAAATACCAACACATTTAATTGACTATCTGTTCTACAGGGTTAATGAAGATGGGCAAAGACGAGAACATCCATAATTTATATGAAAATAAACATTGCAATTTCCGCCTACAATAGGCCGGAGTATTCCCGACGCTCTCTTGCTGCCATATTTGGGGCAAAGGGATTTAACAAAAACCGCTACAAGATATTTGCCGCAATGGACAGGCTTGAAGACAACTCCTTTAACATGGAAGTGCTGGGGGCGTTTCAGGCATTTGGAATCAATCCACACATTGTTCCTTCAAAGCACGGATGCAATTACACGATTAAAAAGGCTTTGGAGCTTGCGTGGGAAGATAACCCCGATTTCGTTCTGATGATTGAGGACGATATTATTATTTCTGATGATGCCCTCATGTACATTGAATGGGCAGCAGAGAAATACAAGGACGACTCCTCTGTTCGCACCATTGGCCTTTGGGGGCATGACAACGGGTATGCACTTGGCTCTACCCTTTCTGAAAAAGAACACGGGAAGGTGATGCGCCAAAACTACTTCACTTGTTGGGGATGGGGAACATGGAAAGACAGGTGGGAGGAAATGTTTGCTACATGGACTACCGGAAGTGACTCTCACGACACATCGTGGGACGTAATCGTGAGCAGCCATTTAGGCGACAGAGTGGAAATCCTTCCTTCCATTTCTCGTGCCTACAATTGCGGAGAACATGGAGGAACGCACAGAGGAAGGGCATGGCCTGGACTTGTTGCTTCGGGACTTATTGACCCGGATGGGCAAATAGAATATTGGGAGCACGTTCTTTACCCTTTGGAAAAAGAATGGCCTGTGTATGTCATTCTTGGTCGCTTCGGGGATATTTACATGGTGTGCAAGAAACTCAAGCAGCCTTCCATCATTTGTTGCATGACACAGTTTGCACAAATTGTTTACGACCTATTTCCGCAGCACGAAGTTCTTGAACTTGGTAATGAATACGCAAGAGAGCCAAAAAAAGCAGCCATAATGGCAAAAACGAAATACCCTAACAAAAAAGTAACCATTTGCCAGCAAGACGGACAAGACCCAAAACTCGTTCTCCCGTTCAGAAGTTTTCAAGCCTTTCAGGAATACTATGCACAACTTTAAGAAAGCCATCATTGCCCTTGATGGGAACTCAAGCAAAATCACAGACAAAAACATTCTGATAAACACACGGTACGCCCTTTCCTCTTTGGGCATTCCGTTTGAAGTTTATAAGCCTCACAACTTTGGCTTCAAGAAGCTACACAGGGACATGAATCAGGAAGACACTTTGTACATCCTGAACGACAGCCTTCAATTCCATTTGTGCGAAAAGCCTCATATTCTGATATGCAGAAGTGCGCCTTGGGTGCAGGCCACCCCGAAGCCTTCCACCATTGGCATATTCACCCAGGAGATGATTGGGCACGATGCCTCTCAAATGATTGCCTGCATCGCCAAGAATACTTCCGTGAGGCAGCACTACGACTTAAACAGGGCCACAACATACATTCTTGTGAACGAATATCAGACACAGGAAACGCATACAATGGGCAGGCATGGAATAGCAGCATTTAGTTGGAGTAAGTTATGCACAATAGACATTCACGCATCTCTTCTGCTTCATTCATCAGAGGAGTGGCCCAAAGTGAACGATATGCTTGCCGATGGGATTTCTTGCTTCTCCCATCCCGATGACCTACTCATTATTATGAACCGGGACATTTGTCTTGTGCCAGAGGCTACAGGAATAATCAGGGCTCACATGGACACACACAATCTTGAGTCTTGCTACGCAAAGCGTGTTGATTGCTATTTTGAGAAATTAATAGGAGCGGTTGATTTAGTTGGGAAGAAAGAACACGAAGGCATTGACCTTTTTGTTTTTCGCCCTAACGCATCTTGCATACAAAGGCTTTTAAATATTCCTCTTATGCTTGGACGAGCCGCATGGGATAATATATGGGCTGATGAAGTAAAACATAAACTCCCGTACAATATATGCTATCACTACCCACACGAGGGAGATTGGCAAAATGAAAATGGCGAAACGGGAAATAGATTTAACTTAGAATCAATAAGCAAACATAGTCTTCCACACAACATTGGGATAGAAGATTATGATGGATACTTCAAGGATGTCAAATAAAACACAAATAGCCGCCCTCTCGTGAAGGGCGGCCTAATTGTCTCAAGGACTTTTAATTTTATTAGCTTACGGTGGTAGCGGAAGCAGCAGTGGTGATGTTAGCAACACTATGCTTTACAGCAGCCTTACCAATTCCACCGCCATTCAACTGATAGTCGAATACGCTTGATGCTGTAGTTCCGGTTTTGGAAGCCAAAGTGAGCCAGTTGATTTGGTCTGTGTTATAAAGATAGAAAGCAGAACCGCCCACTACAGAAGTTCCTGTTGCAGGGTTGGTTGTAGTCATCATTTTTAGAAGTGCCATTGAGAAAATGTTTTTAAATGTGAAGCCCAAAAATACGAAATCTTTGGGGCATCCTAAAAAAAATTTCAAACCCTCACCCTTCTAAGGAACGTCCCCCTTGGAAAAAGCCTCTTTACATCGCTCTGAGGGGTGCTACTGTACGCAAGCGGATTGTCATATTCGTTCACGTTATACTCGTAGAAATGAGCCATTATTATTGACATCGTGGCATCGCTCTTGGTTCTGTCCGTAATATCAAACTGCATATTGTCGTTTATGCTTGTCAGGAACGGATAGCGTATCGGCTCCTCTGCTATCTTGTATGTGTGGTCGCTCAGGAATAAACTGTCCCCTCTGAGGAAGTCATTGAAATACGTTGCTCCCCTGCGGACAACATCACTTCCTGCTCCCTCCACCCCTGTATGGATTCCTGTGGTGTCCCACTGCACTTGTGTTGGGGATGTTTCGTTCAGGATTTCAGCCTCACGCAACAGGAAGCCTCCGTAGCCCCTTGCGTTGAAGAAGTTCTCCACAGCAATAGAGGCGTTATTCTCAATCACAATTGGCATGGAATAATACACAGCGGCCATAAGAAGCTGCTCCATGTCGTAATGGCTATCCGGGCTTCTGTTGGCAAAGGAAAGGAATATGGCAGGCGTTGGGAAATATCCCGGCATATCACGGCCTGTTGTGTCACGCTCCTTTTTATTCTGCTCTTCGTGATAGCGGTTGTAGTACAGCTTCCCCGTTACGGCCATTTTAGAGCCCTTCTTTTTGGTGCTTGCTTTCAGATAGGGGTCTACACCAAATGCGCCCAGCTTGCCGTTTGACGGAGCCTTTATGCCCCTTCTTGATTGCGTCTTGTTTATCAAGTTCGGAGGCGGCTCCCATGTACGTTCAAATGGCCCATTGGCATCTTCCTTCCATCCCACAATACTACGCTCCCTCACGTCAAGCCAATAGAAATAGCCCCTCCTGATTCTGTTCTGCACCTCCTGCGTGTCTGCTGTACGCTTCAGGGCTTGCAGGATGGTGACATCAAACGGACAGTTCTCATTAAGGCTATTGAACGCATCAGAAGGCGTGAATGGGTTCTGCCTCATTTCCTCTGCGTAGAGGTCGTCAAGCCCCGCATCAAGAAGCTGTTGCCTGTCACGCATTAGCTTCTCCTTCGCTCCTATTCGTTCATCGTGGCCATTGCGCTGCATCCATTCCCACTGCTCGTCATCAGGAGCGTCCACAATGTCATTCCCGTAGGCATCTGTCCAACCAGGAAGCCCCATGTAGGCCGGGAGGAAAAGGTTTACGAGCTTGTTTGTCGTGGTGGGATATTTGCCGTTCTGCCGTGTGTCAATGTCGGCCTGTGTGTAGAAACGCTGGAACTCCGCTCCCCCTTGGTCGCCCTCTTCCGTTGTTGTTGGGAAGAACGCAAAGCCCCTCTTGCGGCCATTCACCATCAGGGCTCTCACCTGCTTACTCCACCACTTACTAATTTGCACCTGCACCCACTTACCGCCTTCATCGGCAAAGAGGCCATTCAGGCGTTTACCATCCCATCCACGTTTGGTGAGGGCACGAAGCCTGATGGAACCTCCGAGTGCTTTGGAAACGCTGGCAGTTTTCTTAGTTTTCGATTGGCGTTCTGGTGGCTCAACGAGCAAGAGTTCGTTCTTGTTCATCCTGTGTACAGGAATGAGCCATATCGGAAGGGCATTGACAGGCTTACTTATCAGCTCGTCAAAGTTTTCGTCTGCGAGTTTTTGGTCGGAAGAGGAAAGACCTATGTTCTGCCTCTCAGCCCTGATGGCAAGCCAGAACATTATCAGGTGACCCCAAGTGGAAAGTCCTTCCTGCCTACCCTTGAGATAGACAACTCCAAGCTCCTTGTGGTGCTGATAGATGTTCCAACAGAAATGAAGAATCTTTCTCTGCCTGTCCCGGTATTCAAGAAAGCCGTCATTGGTTTCCACAGAGGGCTTCCAATAGTTTAGGCCAAAGTACATCCACGGGGTGAGCCATGTGAGATTTCCTCTTATGTAACACCAATGTCCTAAATGGAATATTTTCTTTACCTCATCCTTGATGAACTGCTGCTGTAGGGGCGTATAACGAATTGAGCCGTCCGTTTGGATTTGGCTCTTTTCGATGTTCATGTATTCGGGAATGGGCGTTCTTGTGAACTTAGCCTTGGGATTGCCATAGCCCGGCACAATTGTGAGGTCTTCGGGAATGGGCGGAGTTTTACAATCAAGCGTCCATATACGCTCCATCACCACGCCTTTCTCCACCCTCATTCCTTCTTTCATTTCTTTTGCTTTCGTAGAGCCTCCTGCATTTTGTTAATGAACTCATCCACAATGCCTATGCAATTTAGCATTTTCTTGCTGTTTTGCAATTTAGGGAGTCGCCCCCCGATTCTTTCAAGCCTTCTGAATAAGCCCATAAGTTTCTTCCGTGATTCAAATGCCTCCCAATCCCGCTCCAGGAGTGAGGAGGGAGCGTAGGCACGAAGGCCGTGACGGAACAGCGGCTCTCCAAGGGCATACGATTGCGCCGGATAGACAAAGCGTTTCTTCACCTCTCCGTGCTGGACAAGATGGCAATGTCCGTTTTCGTCAATTCTCTCCACCTCGTAACGTATTATCACCTGATGTCCTTTTAGGTAGATAATAGTACCTTCTGCGAGGCGTATCATTTTCCTCACTTTCTTTTGAGGCATATATTCTTTTTACTATCCAAGATGTTTTCGTTTCTGTGAAAAGAATGAAACACCCCTTGAACATCCTGCGTAAATATTTCTTAAACTCTATATGCGTAAAGGCAACAAACTGTTGCTTCTCTATCACCGCAAGGTGTCCAAGGGGCGTTTCCCATAACTTTCGGCTTCGGAATATGTATTCCTCCCGTTTAGGCTTCCTTGGGCGCTTTTCTTTTTTTGGCCCCACTATTGTCACCTTCATTGCCATTGTTCACTTCTCTTAGTGCGGCCTCCAATGCTCCTTCACCAAAATCACTTTCCAGCTTCCCGGCATTGAAATCAGCTTCGGCGGCCTCATTTTTCTTAAACAAATCCTCTGCCAGTCTTTTTATCTCGTCCATTACAGGCTTCAATTTAAGGCTATTCTCAATCTTCACCTTGTAGGAGGAGTTCTCGTTGGATGCCTTCCCGTCCCCGGAGGCTTCCGGCGTGCGGATGGAATCACAGACGTTGTGGTACATCACCACCATACTCCAATAGGCTTCTGCCTTTATGTTGTGAACGAAATAGAGCTGGCTCCCGTAGCGTAAGGCGTTAGGACTAATCCCATAGCCCAATCTCCTTGTAACTTCCTCCACCCTGCCCTTCCAGGTCAAGCTCAATGGAATTGAGTCCGAATACACCGCCTCTATCCACGTTCTCTCCTTTTCTGATATTATGCTTAAATCCGTGGATGAGGTTGAGGGCGTTTCTGTATGTTTCTTCGCTAACTTCGCCATCTTCTATTTGCTTTGTGATTTGAATAAATGTTGTCATTATAGCAGGGAGCGCTCCTATTAAGAAGCTATCTCCCGTGTTTCCAATTCCTGTGGCTACAAGTATGTTTGTGCCTCTGACGTAAATCTCGTAGCATTTAAGGTGGCGGTTAAAGACTCTTCGCCATAAATCCTTGGCTGCCGGAATACGTAAATCCCCTCCTTCCCATTCTTTATTCCCATTTGGGCTTTTGGGCGTGAGCGTGTCCTGAGTAGCTTTCGTGTGATTTGCCATGACTTGCTTAGTTCTTTTATTGTGGCATATTCATACCATTGGATGCCGGATTCAAGAAACTCCCGAAACTGGTAGAATCGGATTCTGCCTCTCCTGTGCTTTGTGTATGAAACAAAATAGTTCTCATTCATTGTCTCCAAATGGCTATTCCATTGTCCAAAAAGTCATAACGGAATCGTCCTTGTATGTTCTGCAAGCGCCTCCAACGGGCAAACGTAGAGCGGAGGGAATCGTATTCCTTTTGGCCTATTCCCTGAAGCAGTAAATAGGAAGTGCTTTGCTTCTTGAAGGCAGAGAAATCGTATTTTATTGGTCTTCCCTTTCTCCCCTTCTTTTCAAATAAAGGCACTTCTATTTTCTTCTTCCTTGCCATTACGCCATTCTCACCTTCTTCTTTACATACGTGAGAGCCTTAGCGTCATCCCCACTTGCCATCACCATTCTTTTTCTAACAAGGAAGTTGCCGTTCCATCCAATACGCACATTGCTTTCATCGCCCCAGAACAACGCAGTGCCTTCGGGGAAGTGTTCGTTCTTGCCCACAACAATTCCTCTGTCCGTATAGAACTCCCGGAAGTTCTGTTGTGGCTTCTGAAGTGTGTCGTAGCTTATGAGTTCAATGTTGGGAATGATGAGTCCAGATGCGCTCCTTGCCGTTTCTATGGGCTTACAAAGGATGTGGTCGTTCACCTCCCTGTCCTCAATGCTTATGATGCTATTTGGAGCCACCATAAGATGCTCGTCTATTTTGGGCATATTGCCCTTGTATGTAGCATGAGCCTCAGAGAACCAAAATCTAACCCGTTTGCCAACAATGTCCTCCTCCAAGCCATCCTTCAACGGAGCCTTAACGACAACGCCCTCTTCGCACAAGCCACCCGTCTCGTTGTAGATGTTGGATGGCCTGTGGAGAAGCAATGTGCCGTATTCTATCGTATTCTGATAGATGCCGTCAATAGCCACAAGGTATTCCCTTATGGGAGTGAGGCTTGGAGAATATTTGGTGACAAATGCCATTACAGAATGCAGTGGATTTCGTATTCCCTCATAATGAGGTATTCCGTCTTGTTAAACTCGGCTTTCGTGCCAGCTCCTCTTGTGTACAACACCTTATCGCCCACCTTCACCACTTCCACCTTATCTCCAATGGAAATCACTTCACCCTGCGGAGGGGATTCCTTTGCGGTGTCGGGAACAACAAGCGTTCCTTTTTCGTCATAAAACTCAGCCGCCTTGTCCGGAAGAACAAGAACACGGCTTTCAATCATTGTCACCTTCGGAATATGCTTATGCTCCACCATATACTATTGATTTTAAATTAGGCTTTTTATAATTCGGTCCTTTCATCACTTTTCCGTCCTCCCTGTAAATGGGCTTCCCGTCCTCTCCGAGTTTGCTCATATTGCTATTATGAACTTCATCAAATAGGGCGGTGAGCTTGTCGGAAATGCCGTATTCAATGGCCGTTCCAATGAGAATGTAGAAGCAATCTGTAATGGCATCAGCCACGTCCACAAGCGTTCCGCCCGAAGACATACTGGCATCAAGAAGCTCCCCCACTTCCTCCTGAATGAGTTTGTGACGCAACAATGCCCTTTCCTTGTGAAGGAAACGCATAGTTTCCGGGAGAGGCATATTAAAAGCCTCGTAGAAGGCTTGCACTTGTTTTATTTGCTTTTCCATACAGCGCACAAATGTATGCTGTTTCTTTCACAAACAAAACAAATGCCTATTTTTCTTTTCCCTGCGTAATGGAAATGAGGTGGTCCATGAGGTTTTGCTGCTCGTCTCCCCAATACATATTACACACAATTTGTCCGTCCTCCGTGAGTTCGTAAGGAGGCTCAATGAAGGCTTGTGCGTATTCGCTTGGCTTTGCTGTGTAGCGATGGCAAGTTGGCTTTAGGGGGCATTCCCGACCGTAGCATTTCGATATGTCCATATTATTGAATTAGTTTTCGTTCTTCTCGTTGCTTTGCCGTTTCCTCCTTGTGGCATTCCTTACACAGCACTTCCAACTTGCTGATGTCCTCCACGAAAAGCCTTTCGCAGAAGCCTGGAAGGTCTTGGTATGTCTTCAGGCTTCCAAGTGGAATCATGTGGTTCACTTCCACGCTCTTCCTGCCATGCAGTTTATTACAGGAGGCGCACAGATATAGCACACGTTTCGCCCTGCCTACATAGGAAATGTGAGAGGCGTTCTTCAGGGCAACGGCAAAGGGCTTCCACCAGCGGGAAAGGTTTCGCAAGGCGGAGCGTATCTTTCCCATGTGCATACTTTGCGTTTCGTGCCCTCCGTTTCTTGTCCGTTCAACACGGGGCGTTACAGGTTTTCTTGGGGTTCGTTTTTTAATAGTTGATTTCATTAGGAAGCGGAATATACGTTCCAAGTTCTGAAAGGGCAAATATCCGTATCTTTTCCAAATACTCTTCCATTTCAAAAGTATTCAGGGACGTGGTGGAACGAACAAAAGTTTCGGATGCGCCATTGGACATCTCTTTGTCGTAACGGAGGAACATTCGCTGCATGAGCTGATGGGTTTCTTCTTTGGTGTAGCCCGTTTCTTCGGCAAGATATGTCAGCACAATTCCCCAGTAGTAGCGATTTTCGGCCAAAGAACGTGTCTTTCGGTCTTTCTTTATGCCCACCGCATGACGGCCTTTCAAGTGCTTTAGGAGGCCGAACAGCTTGGCCTTATCGTCCTGTGAATCAAAATCAATTACTAAGTCTATCATTTTGCTTTTGGTTTAATTTTCTTGGTTTCCATTGTCCACGTTTCCGTGGGATTCCTGTATTGCTCCCCGTCTTTCAAATAGAGCGTTATGTAAGAAATATCACAGCCGGGACTTTTCCGTATAATTTGCCTCTGCCTGTCCGTTTTTACGAAATAGCTTTTAATCGCTCTGTAAGCCTCTGTTTCTTCTTTTTGGACCTCAGCTTCATAAAATTCCCTTGCGTGTCTTATGCTCAATGTTACGGGCCTCATTTCGGAATATTCCCTGAATAGTTGTTTCCAGTTCGTAACATGGACGTTATTTCCTATTGCTTTCATCAGAAAATCACGATGGGCCATGTATTCGTCGTCCTGTTCGTATTCCTTGGGCGGTTGGCAAATGTAGGCGAAACAGAACGTCTCTAAAATTTCCCACTTTCGTTTCGATTCGTTAGAATGGGGCTTCATTGGTATCAATGGCTTCTAAAAACTTTTCCTTCTCAAAACTGTCAATTCTGAACTCGTGAGACTTCTCGTCATTTTGTTCTTCTTCATTTAGCCAATACTTGTTATTCCAAACAGGCATCGGTATCTGACCTCCTTCTTTCGGCTCAAAATCTATTGTTTCGTATCTGCCGTTATTTATGTTCCACTTGAAATACCCTTCTTCGCCATAGTTTCCTAAATGCTGAAACTTTACTTTCAAAGTTCTTACGGCAACATACTCTCCCTCCATGTTCCTGATAAGTCCAAGAATGTGATAGGCCATGTCAAACATTTCGCCTCCACCCTTGATGTCATAGGCATCTGGCATCGGATAGGTGTTGGTTCCGTCTATCTTTTTCATCTTGGTAGGGTGGGCGACCAAATAAACGATGCTGTTTGTTTTACGACAGAAAGTGTCAATCTCCATGAGATAGTCGGCAGTGTAATCGTTTATGTTTTTGCTTGCGCTTTCCTTCAGCTTCGCTTTGTTGAATGGGTCAATCACAAAAACCCTTACGCCCTTTCTGTGCACTAACTCTTCGAACTTGGCTAAAATTTTTTGCAAGTTGTACCCATCACGAAATTCCACATGGAAAAAGTGTTCGGAGTAAAACTCTATTGCCTTGTTCCATTTTTTAGACTTAAGATAGTCAGTGCTGGTCGGCCTAAACCCATTTATCTTCCGCAGGATTTTATCGGCATGAAGATAGTTCGGCTTGTTCTCGGCAGATGCAAAGGCTGTTTTCATCCCATATCTCAAGGCATACCCCAAGCAGATTGAATCCACAAACTCACTTTTCCCGCTTTGCGGAGGCCCAGTGACTATCGTGTACTGCCCCGGCTCGATGCTGTACATTTTGTCAAGCCCCTCCATCCCAGTAGTAAATCCCCTTGGTGCGCCATTGATGTAAAAGTTTTCAAGGTCTGCACGGAAATCATAAACGCTTTCCACGTTTTCAAGAGGAATCCGTCTTGCGTTTGCAATTGTGGCGGCCAAAGCCTGTTTCCCGTATTTCCGCAAGTAATCATTAGCATCCTTGCAGTCTGCAAAATCCACGTTCCAACATTTCTCAGCGCCAAATCTCCTTATCAACTCCGCTCTTCCGTGATTTCCTGGCTCGTCATTATCTACAGCAAGGTAGATGCGCTCCTTGTTCTCGAAGAATTGATAGTAGTTGTCAAGATAGGAAAGGTTGATACTGCTTGAGCCATCAGGCTTCGGAGGCGTAAATCCATTCGGAACGCTCGTTACATTCAGAAATCCAGCATCCACAAACGCTGCGGCATCGTATTCCCCTTCTACGATGATGCACTCTGATTCGTGCATTACGTTATCAAGGTTGTACATAACAAGCTCGCACCCCTTCTCAAACATAAAATCCTTATTCGGCCCACGATATTTAACATTTACGCATTGGCCGTTCACAAAGTATGGGAACTCGATTACGCTAACTTCCTTCTTAACCTTGGGCATCCACATTTTGCCTTGAACGATTTTCAGTTTATCAAGAGCCTCCTTGCCGATTCCTCTTTCTTTCAAAACATATTCGGCTAAAGCATCGGATGCTTTCTTTTCTGCTTGCCTTGCAGCAGGAACTTCATAAATCTTTTGCGTATTCATGGCCGATTTTTTTTTGTAAGTGTGAAGCTGAATGGTGGCGGAACAATGGTTGCACTGTCCGAGGCCAGTGTCCCAAAAAACCGACATACACTTTTGGGTTTTGTTGTGCGTTCTTGTATGGCTGCACTTTGGACAAGTCCATGAGGTTGCTCCCTGCTTAATTCCGTGGACATTGTATTCGTCAATTTCAAATCCGTTAATTTCCATTAGGCAGAGAATTTACGCTTTACGACATAGGATTCATCAGGATTGCCTTCGCAAATCTGTTTGAACTGCTCTTCGGTGCAGATGTAGATTCTATCAGGCCAACGAGTGTTGTAGTATTCAACCTTCTGCTTTACGGGTATGCTTGATGGCTGGTTGGCATTAGAGGCAAAATTATTTTTGCTTTGCCTTGGCTCAACAAGTCCTGAGTAGTTGTTGCCCATAGAAAATTCTACAATTTCCATTGCTCGATTAGAATTCCCATTTGACATCTTCCACAAATTGTTAATCATAACCTGTGTGGACTTAGACCCTTTATATTTTTGCTTTTTCTCCCTCTTATACTCCAACCATAAATCAACAGCATCGTCCAATCCTTTTTTATCAATAAGGTCATTATTGATTTCAAAATTTTCCCTTTCCCCCTTGGGGGATATAGGGGGTGTATTTAAATGTGTTCTTTGTTGTATTTCTGTGTTCTTTGTTAGCTGCTCACCATGAGCACCGGTCCGGTGCTCACCTTGGGCATCGGTGAGGTCACTCCGTTGCTCACTATGAGCATCGGTAGAAAACATTTCAGGAGGGTTTCCAAAAATTGAATAATCGTAAATAAGGTAGCCCTTTCCGTCAAACTTCCCGTCCTTTTTTACAAAATCTGTTTCGCACAAATAGCCACATTGCTTCATTTCATCAAAGCATCTATCAATGGTTCTTCGGCTTACTTTTAACCTCTTTTGAAGGTCATTTTTCCTAACCACCCAATCCTGGGGTAGAGACAAAAGAAATACCAAAACACCTCTTGCCTCGATTGTTATTCGGTCATCTTGAATAACCTCATTACCAATCATTACAAAGTTATCTCTTCTCTTTGTGCGCTTTATAAATTCGTTCTTATGCTTTTCCATAAAACAAAAACCCTCCCGGTTTCCCTGTTTGGAACGCAGAAATTTCAAACTGCACAGGTACGCCGGAAGGGGCTTGTTTAAGATTTTTCATAATGAATTTTCCCGGTTCCAATCGGGGGCTTTCGCCGTTACAAAACTAACAAAAATATTTTTGATTACACTTGAATGTGAATTTTGTTGGCAGACTTCACAAAATCAACCAACTTCCCAAATGGTACTAAAACTTCTATTGGGTCTTCTATTGAGTCGTCCTTTAAAATAAGGATAACATGATTTATCCTTTGGTGCTTAATAAGTTCTAATTCATACATTAATTTCGCATCATCGTCATGCCTACTGTGATTCATTGAAACTGTTACCATAATTTTTTGTTGTTTAAATTTTTTAAAATAAAAAACCCCTTTGTTCGCCGTTCGAGGTAGGAGTCTCTACTAAGCGGACAAAGGGGCATTAAGTATCTTACAAACGCTGCTCCTACCCAGCGGCCTTTCGGCTCTGCAAAGATACGAATACTTATTTCACATTCGCAAAATTATTTTAGGCCATAAGTTTCCTTAAATTTTTTCACGGTAGTTATCTCAAGAGAAGCTCCCTCTTTAAGGGCATTGTACGCATCTTCTGACATTACTAAATCAGCAACATGATTATCACCAATACCTATCGCAACACTTACGGCGGAAGTGTTAATTGTCAATTTATACCCTTCTTTGTGAAACATAACTAATTGTTTAGGACTTATCTTAACTTCTTTTCCTAAAGCCCCAAATTCATTGATGTAATAGTCGTAAACTATTTTTGGCTCACCTTCTCCCACCATTTCCACTCCCATATTAATAGGTTCTGTTTTTAATATTTTGTTCATGTTTTTAATATTTTAACATCAAAAATACAAAAACAAAAAGAAAAAAAGAAAAATCCTTTAATAATTCGCAAAATTATTTCTCGTAAAGTTTCGGGAAGAGCTGCATAAGCAACGGCTGATTACCCCATCCCCCTTGCCTTGTAGGCATCACGGCTCTTGGGAGTTTCCTTGCAATAGGCTTCTGAATGGCCACTTCCTCCGTAACGACTGGATTCTCCATAGGAAAGGGACGCATTACTGGAGCCACAATTTCCTCTGGAGTGAATGTTGGAGCAGGAGATTGGCGAGGGGATATGGGTTCAATTTCTTCCCTCTTAAAAACAACTTTTCGCTTTGGCAGTTGTTCTTTCATGTAATTAAGTCCAATCTCATTAACTGATTCTTCGGGCGATATTTCATATCTATAATTTTTTGGAGCAGAAATAATAACTGGCTTTCTTTTTTTGTCTTCTTCTGTGCCATATTGTTTTTTGTTTGCCTTTTCAAGTCGGCTAACTGCTTTCATTGTTTCTTTTTGGTTGGGGAGCTCATCAACAAGTGATGTAAAGTTTTTATAATATTCCCTTCTCCTATCCATTGGTTGAGATTTTAAAAAATCCACCCCCTTGTTTAAGTTTTTTATAAAATCATTTGCAGTCAAGCTATCTTCATACATCCTTAGCCGAGGGTCATTAGGATTGTTCACATAGAGTGTGTTCTTGGCCTCTGCTGCTTTCAATCTCCCTCCTGGGCCTCCTTTGAAATTCTTGTCTGCCATAACGCAAAGATAATTCTATTTCTCCCAATACACTTCCTCTCCCCTCCTGTAATGCTTCATGTTCTCCTTTGCCTTCTCATTGACGAAATGCTTCTCCTTGTACGTCAAATAATTATTGGGCGATAGAGCAAACTGTCCCGTTTCAAGCTGGATGAGGGAGAGAGGCTTGTGTTCAGCAGGATAACGTGAATACCCGTCCTTCCAGTCAATAATAATGCCCGTGTGCCTTCCGGGGATAGTGGCTACTTCCAAGCCCTCAAGGAACGGCATATAGACAGCTTCTATTTCCTCTCCCATTCCGCACCAGGGCATCAATGTATTCCCATCGTGACGGAAATCATCCGTACAGGAAATGGCGTGAATCGGCAGCCCGCTCCAATGCGCCCCACTCTCAAGGAACACATGGCAGGAAAGCACCTGGTACTCCCGGCAATATACGCCATGCCATATCCCCTTCGTAACGCCCTCCGGCATATCGGGGCCAAGGAAGGCGTTATTGACGTTCACGTAGAAATGGAACGGGAGAGGGGTGTGTTTGGGCATAGCACAAAGTTACATAATCCTGCCGTTCTTTATTCGTTTGTTCTGAACGTCCACGTTCCCTTCCTCGTCAAGCGTAATGAGGGCTACCCCGTGATTCCAGGAATTAATGGGCATATAGAGGGGGTGGAGGTCGCAGTTGCTTGATATTGAAACTTTCCCATTTCTTCTAACAACAAGCCAACCTGTTTCTGAACTAAAATCATATACTTTCCCAGTATAATTTTGAAAAGAAACATTGCGGCATTGAGTTACTTGAGATTTTCTAATTCTAACAAGATATATTGTTGAATTTTTTTTGTAGTTAGTATTTCTTATTTCTTTTTTAATGTAACAAGTAAATCCTAATTTAATGGCAATTTCTGCATAATCATTTGCTAAATCAATGTCTTTTGTTGGCAAATAATCGGTTCCTTTTTGACTTTTTTTATCACTTCGTCTATGCCCATCTGTTATAATCAGGGTTTCATAAACTTTACTAAGAACATTATAGTCTGAATTCAAAATTTTTCTTGGGATTCTTTTTTCAAAATTTCCACCCCAAATTTTTTCTATTACTTCACGGGAAGACTCGTTTGATAATCTATATCTACTAACTCCGTTTCTTTGGTCTATACTGACACTAAACTCAATGCCTAATCTTTGAATTAAACTTTCCAATTTCAAACGAGGCTCTTCTTTTTTCTGATAAATTGATATTCTTGGGTACTTCTCTTTTGCATAATCTATAGTACCTTCGGTAACTATCCATGCACAAAGTTCAGACAAATCAGAATTAAAAGATGTTAGAGATTGAAATTTTGCAGATGAGTAATAATTGTAAATTCCATTAGACTTAGCTAATGATTGCGCTTCTGATATTGCATTTTTACCAGAATGATTTTTATAAATCATTTTATGTTCTGGAGTTACTAATAAATCTATTTTATTGTCAAAAAAGTTTACCATTTCTCCATGATAATCATACTCCTGTCTTGCAAGTGGTTTTGAAAGTCTAATTGAGTTTGATTCTATATCATAAACTCCAATCAAGTCACTATCTAAAACATTTTTAAAAAACTTAAACCCATCTTGAGTTAATATCTCCGTATCTTCTGAATAGCAAAGACAGCCCACAGACCACGTTGTAATCATTTGACTATTAATATCTTGCTCTACATGCAGAGAATTTTTGTGGTGATGTCCGCATATGGCATTGGCTTTTGCTCTCATGTACAATCCCCTTGCCACGTTTACAGGAGACGCTATGCCAGAGGGGAACTCATGGCCATGCGTAATGTTCAGGCTTCCGGCCTTAATTATCCTCTTGTCCCCCACGAAGTCAAGAGGTAACTTATTCCCCAGCCGTTTCCGCAGGATGTTCTCAAGCGTTATTTCCTTCAGCTCCTCCAAGTCCTGTAGCCCACTCATCTCCCCCATCTTCTGCCACAGGAAGTGTTCAAACCGCTCATCGTGATTCCCCATCTTAAATATCACGTTCTGGGGCTGCAAGGCCGTGAATAGCGCCTTGAGCAATTCCACGCCTATTCGTATTTCCTCGGCAGGAGAACGCTTGTCGGGGTCTTTCATAAAGCGTGAGAGGCCATAGAAATCAAAGAAGTCCCCTCCTATCAAAAGCATTGTAGGCTTCTGCTCCCTTAGCCATTCTAAGGCCGCTGTGAGAGCTTCTATGCTGTGATAGGGACAATGTACATCAAAAAGGGCCGCAATTCGCTGTGGCCCTTCTATAACGTATGGAACGTATTCTTTTTCGTCACTTGCCGGAAGGTTGTAGGGATTGAGAGGGCGAGGCGTGTCCATGAAATATGGAGAGTCTTTCACCTTCTTTATGTCTTTGTGCGACAACTTTCCCTCAATGTAGCGAAGCGTTGTTCTTGCATCTTCTAAATGTGAGAAAAGGAGCGGATGTTCAGAATACATAATACGGGCAAGTTTCTTTGTGGGCATTTCACTCCCATACTTGTCCCTGTATTCACGGGCTAATGAGGACTTGTTCATTCCAATGTATTGAAACACAAAAATAAATAAAAAAAACGGACACTATAAGCACCCGTTTTTTCCCAGAAATTCCAAAGCAAAATGGAATGTTTCCTTATTTCATATACCAATTCGTTGCAAATGTATGCCTATTTTCTTTCAATGTGGAACATGGAGAGGAATAATGTCCACAAGGCAAGCATAAGAGCCGCAGCTTTCTTCCATGCCCCCTTTCTCTGCGTTTCCTCCGTGTAGCCCATCTCCAATTCCTGAATGCGTTTCTTTTGCTTTCTCACTTCGTCCTCCAATTGCCATTTACGCCTCAGAAGAGCCGTCTGTTCGTCCTGGAGAAGGACAATTTCGTTTTCAAGTTTCTTAATTGCTCTTTCCGTCATGTTTCCGTTCCTCATTTTCCAGCCATTCTAACAGCAAATTTCGGAAAATATCTTGTTTTTTCCTCTGTCCGACAGCAACAAGAAGCCTGTCCCATATTTCATCCGTCACCGTCACCGTAAACCTCTTCCCAGCAACGGGGTTGTATATTCTTAAACGGGGCTCAAATTCTCTTTCACGGGAGAAATACCATTTATCACGGCATATTCCCCTCCTGTAAATGGCAGTGCCAATGGTGGAATCGGCAATTCCCGTGACACGTTCCGCTTCTTTCAGGGAGGGATAGACGGCAATCAGAGTAACATCAACGTCAAATTGATAAATGTAGCTCACACGTTTTAATTTATAGACAGAGCTCATATTTTCTCCTCCTGTTGCTTTATGAGCCTTGTCAAATACCAATGGGCCTTCCATAAGTCCTCTATGCCGTTCTTCTTTTTGTAGCGTAACAGGTACTTTAAAACATTACCTTCCTGAAAATTTAAATCGTAAGCCTCAATGATTTTAATAACCTCATAAGGGTTGTCTTCTCCCCCATAATGTTTCGGATGGTGGACGTTATTTGTGGCTTCCATTGGCCTTTCTTCTTCCGGAACCAGGCCCATTGCAAGCCCCATTGCGTTCCATTCCTCGTCTGTCATGCTTTGTCTTAAATTTCCCATGTTATAAATTAATTGTGTGTTCTTCTAATTTGTCGGCAATGAACTGCCTCACAAGGTCTGGGCTAAACTCTTCGTTGCTCCACCCCTTTTCGTGGCTCCGGAGGAGGTTCATTAGGTCGAACAGGATGAGCTTATACTTCCAGCCGTTCAGGGCTGTCATGTATTCCTCCTCCCCGTCCTGTTGCGTAAATTTGATTATCACTTCCATTTTGCCGTGAGAGAGGGAATCGAACCCTCATATTACTTGCTTCTGTTTATGGTCGGGCCGTACGCTCCCTAACAAATAATTGCGCTTCCATTGCGCTCTCACGTTATTCCTGTCTTTCCAGGATGTCAATGCGCTATTGTCTATTGAGGAAGCCATTAGTCATCCATACCTCTGCAACACAAATCTACGGCATTCCTTTACTATTGCCGTTGTTCTGTGCGCCATAAGTGTTCTCATAATATTCCACACTTCTGTCAAACCCACGAAAGCAAAGGTTCATGGCAATGTAAGCGGCATCGTGGGCATCAATTATTTGGTCTTTGTTCATTTCAATGGCTTGCTGAAATAGTCCCTCAAATTGGACACTTTGCTCAAATGTAAGATGCGGCCTTAATGCCTCTTGTAGCCACTCCACTGCCGTTTGTTTATTCTCCATAAGTTTCGTTGTAAAATTCTTCTGCGTTTGCTCTTGTATGTATTGACTTTATACCTTCATCTGAAAGTCCCATTGAATAGGCATTAATGATTTGCTCCTTTTCCATTTCTTTGGCTTCCTCAAATACACTCTCGTAAGGAGTTGTGTCAAGATAATATAGCCCTTCCAATTGCTTCCGAAGCCATTCTATTGCCGTTATGTTATTCTGCATACAATTCCTTCGTGTTTATTCCTGTGTAAGTGTGAACGAACTTGCTCAGCTCTTGTCCGCAAGAGGTGGCCATATTAGCCATGTCATCAAGGCTCATTCCATCTGAGCTCTGGACATCGTACATCTTATCCATAATGGCCGACATGAATATCTTAACGGCTCCCCGGAAGCCCTCCTCCGTATAACGAGGCTGAAGGCCATACATTGCCTCCGATTCCCAGAGCGTCGTTTCTATTGCAGCAAGGAGCGGACTAAGTTTCTGCCCCAATGTTTCTTCTTTATTCTTCATTTGTGTCGTCCATTTCGTTCTCTTGGAGGAAAGGAAGGAAATGCTCACATTCCCCTTCGTCATCAGGCTCAAATTCCACCACTTCGTCTGTGGCATCGTGTAGCTCACTCTTGAACAGGAAATAACGCAGGCATTTAAGCCTCATGTAACACTTCTTGTTCGAGCAGAGGGCGTAATTCGTTTCCATAGGGCGAAAATAATTATTCTTCTTCATTATCAATTATGCTCACCTTTTTATCGTCAGGGAAATACTCTCCATCCTCTGTCACCTTCCTGAACTCCAGCACCACCCTACGCCCTTCGTCTGTTTCCATGAAATCATTTCTGTCCTTATTGCTCCCCCTCCAAAACACGACAGGACTAAGAACGTAGTCATTCCGGCTCCCGTAAATCAACCCAAGGACACTAAGGCTTTTCAAATGTTTAGGCAAATTATTTAGTCCTATTCCTGTAATGGCAGCAATGTGCTTACGTCTTTCAGGGGAAAGCACCACCACCCCCGTTCCGAACTCAGCATATTGTGTAAGCTGCCACAACACCTTAACGTCATGTAAACTTTTTATGCGAAACAAGGGAGCCATGTATTTGTAATACGTCATGTAAAACTCATCCCCCTTGAACGGAATGCTATAAAACTGTGTCTCTGTCTGGAACGTCTTGTTTCCGTTCTCATCCTCCATGGACACTATCCTCAAATTCTTCTTCGTTGCCATTTGTCCTAAAAATCTGCGACAAATATACCACCTTTTTCTGAAAAGTACTAACAAAAAAAGTACATACTACTCGTATCACATATTCCACTACTCGTACACGAGCGTTAAATACTCGTACACGAGTACTTTTAAATTGACAAGTTATTGACACTAAACGTGTTACAAAGGCTTCTCTATCTATTCTTATTATATACTTTTTTATATAAAAGAGAACCCCAGAACACCCTTGAACGTACGCCTCTTTCAAGAATGGGAAACATTCCATCCGAAACGGCAATTTTTTCTATCCACTTTCTACACTCATAGCCCCCTCCCCAAAGGAACGTCCCGGAACGTTTCAGGAATTACCCCGTGCCCACAGGAAAGGACAGCAGGAACGGCGTGACGTACCCCGTACTCCCACGGTGGCTATGAATGTACGTAATGGGGACGGCCCCCCCTCCCCTCCCCTGCCTCCGTTATCGCTCCGAAACGGATTCAGGAAAGCCCCGTGCCTCTGTTTCGTTCCTTTGCTGCCAATGGTACGTTCCTGTACGTTCCTGTGCTGTCAGGGCTGAAACAGAAAACGAAACGCAAATAAGAATCATTCCTGTTTAAGAACGGGAACGAAAACGGAATTATTCCTGAGAAGTAAAGGAAGCTAAACAGGAAAGGGAGGGGAAGGC